ATGCCCATCTTTCGGTATTTCATGTTTGTCGGCGGAGCGTTGCTCGCACTGCTGTTTGCGGTGAACTTCGTTGTGCCGGCCTCGCCCGTGACGCCAGTCGTCGCGACCGCAAACAATGACCAGCCGTTGATCCGGATCCGGTCCGATCGGCACCTGCCTGAGCGCGTCGTGCTCGACACCACCCAGCCGACGATTGCCCCGCCCGCGATGAAGACCGCAGCTGTCGTTGCGCCTCAGCCGCCGGTGCAGGATGCCACCTCGGCGGCGCTCGCCGAGATGTCGGCCAAGGCGCGGGTGCGCGAGACGTTCGCCCAGTTCACGCCGGGCTCGAAGGCTGATGCCGTTGCAGCCAAGAAGACGGCTCAGGCCCAGGCGGAGGTACCGGCTGCATCTTCGCCCCGGGCTCAACCCAGGCGCAAGATCGTAAGGGCACATCCGGCGCCGCAGTATGGTGGGCCGCAGTTTGGTGGGCCACAATACGGCCGGCCGATGATGGTGGCACAGCAGCCGCATTTCGGCCTCTTCAACACGACCTGGTGACAAGCCGGCCGTAACCCGCCTGCGCGGAGGCGGGAAGGGCTTTTTATTGGCCAGCCTCTCTGCTAATTCGAACGCGTCCGAACGCCGCCCGGTACGCTGGCTCGCCAGCAACGGTCCGGCGCTTCTCGGTTGCGGCCCAATACCCGGGCCAGGGCGCTCGTAGCTCAGCTGGATAGAGCATCGGATTTCGATTCCGAGGGTCGGAGGTTCGAATCCTTCCGAGCGCGCCATCTATCCCATTGCGAGCTAAGCACTTTTTTCAACGCCCTGTTTTTCATTCTGAACGCCATCACCCCCGTCATTCTGAACGCTTGTCGCTATTTCGTTCGCCAGCCGGTGCGCATAGCGCTTCCTGGTGGCTGACAGCATCCGCTTGGCGGTGCGCTTCGCATACCCCTCATAGCTCTGTTGCGTCCGGTGGGTGGACAGCGCCCGGCCTTGCCCGTCCGTAAGCTCGGCCTCCTCCAGCTCGGTCAGTCCGCCATGCCGGCAGGCGTCCAGGGTGAAATGGGCGGGAACCCCGTCGATCTTCTTTCGCAGCCGCGTCACGACATGGTTAAGAGAGCTGTAAAGCCAGGGCTTGGCTGTGCCGTCGCCCAGGTCTCGCAAAATCATGGGAAGCCCGAGCCTGGGCAGCTTCGCCAGGATCTCCTCAGCGTCAGCGTAGAAGCGCGTAGCGGTGCCTTGGGCGTCGATCTCCTCGAGCGGGTGGGGCGCAATGGTGCCTGTCTTGTGGTGCGCTACTCGAATGATCGACGGCGCCGAGGGGGCGCGATAGTCGGCCCAGGTGATATAGCCCGCAACCACGTTCTCCGGGCGCTGGAGCCATTCAAAGCAGATGACGGCAGTAGCGGCAGCCTCTGGATAGCCGGCCTCTACGGCGCCATGCGCAAAGGCGTACACCTCTTCCCGAGTGACTGCCGGTTTTTTGTCCTTCGCTCGCTTCTTAAGCGTCACTCCGTCCCAAGGATTCGGCACGTCGGTCGGAAACTCCTCCGGGTAAAGTCTGTGGACAACGCGCCACGCCTTCCGACAAAGCCCAATCAGCTTTTCGCCCGTGCGCAAGCGTTGCTTGCCGGCCGGGAGCTTCTTCCCCTTCGCGGTGATGAATTTGTCATAGAGCTTGTCAGCCGCTCGCGGGCTGATCGTCTTGACGAGACGGCCCCCGACACGATCGCCCGACCTGGTGATGACGTTGCAAATCTCGTCCATCGCCCATTCGTAATCTGAGCGAGACCGCTCCGCGACCTTCTCCAGGTAAGCTTTGCTGATTTTGTATTCCCGAAACAACCAATCGACCGTGCCATACTTCGGCACGATCACGCCGCTTACCGGCAGACCCTTGCGCGCCTGATCCCATTCGTCAAACTGCTCATTGAGCACCTTGGCGCGAGCCTGCATCCGCGCGTAGTCGGTCCCGAGCGGTTCACTCGAGACCGGGCATTTCAGCGCGCGATATTTCGTCGGCACATTGTAGTAATAGCCGGTCGCGCCTTTCGCCAGCGGCTTGGGGATGACGTGCCGGGGAAGCTCCACCGTCACAAATCCTCTGCGAGATCGCCTTGCGCGAGGCTTGGGGCTATCGCCCTGTCCAGATCGTCCCTCAACCATAGCCGTCTACGCCCTTCCGCCACTCGCGGCTGAGGATACTCTTTGCCAACCCGCTTTAGGAAGTCCTCCGCGGTCCGCTCGCCGCAGTAGCCGGCGGCCAGTTCGGCAACCATCCGCCTAGGCCAAGATCCTGCCGGGATTGCTGACGGTTTGCTCAAGCTTCTGTCACTCCCGCCCGGGCGAAATTGGAATAACTGACGTTACCGGTGCCGTCCCGCTCTTGCGTGGCGAGATAGGCGTAACCGCCGATGACAAAGCCACGCCTCAGCCCATGCCCCACGCAATAAGCTTGCGTTGCGTCAATGCGGCGCCAGCCTTCGTTGTGCCGCTTGGCATCTACGGCCAACCAATCATAATCCCGAACAGGCGCAACCCGGCAGCGCCACTCAACCGTGTCTTGCCCTATCGACTTCGCCGCGCGCTCCAGGTCTGCAACGCGCTGCTCTGTCCAATCCGGCAGGCCCTTAATCACATCGCGCCATGGTCCGAATGCGTCGGCGTCCAACGTCACGCGGATAATTTGAAAAACCCCGTCCTTGTGGAGTTGCTTTGCGTAGGCGGCGGAGGCGGTCTTGTCGCCCGCCGGATTGGTGGTGGCCCAAAGCAGATCAGCCGGGAATCCACCGCGGCGATTACTGGACGGCCGAAGCTCCCCTGACCCAATGATCCAGGGGAGCCGCGCCGTATCCGTGAAGTGATAGACGTGTGTCATGTGTTGTAATTCGGCTCATCCGCGGCGTCGTCGGGGCATCCGGTCCAGAACGGCATTCGACACGCCGCCAACGTGGGGTTGCTCACGAAAAATTCGGCGTGTTCGTGAATGACGCCGCTCAACTGGGGCAACAGCGATCGGAGGGCTAGGTGGGCCATAGCCATTGTCCCGCAATAACCCGGCCCCTCGGCGTAATCCCCGACCATACATTCAGCCTCGACCTGAACCATAATCAGTGCGGCGGTTCGGTCCGGGCTGTCGTGCAGCGCTACAATGTTCTTCTCAATGTCCCCGATCTTGTCCACGAGCGCGATCAGTTCACCATTAATGCGATGGAGGCCCAAGTCCTCGGCGATGCGGCGGCGCTCGCGAAGTCGCGCAATAATAGGGCGCATTCGCTCTCGCATTCTGGCGCGGGCCTTCGCGCGGCACGCTTCATAATTGTGGCTGCTCGGGCCACCTAACATCGTTCGGCAATAGACCTCGAAGTCGCTCTTCACGTCATGCAGGGAAGGCCGCGCGACCCGGTAGCTCCCGGGTCGCTCCGGTGGCTTAACGCTGGTGTCCAGCGGATATCCCGATTCAGCGCCAACCAGATTGCCGGCGTGATCGATCATGCGCGGGCCGCCATGGGCCCACTCCGGATAACGCCTATAAGCCGCTTTGAAGGCGCGACTATGTACCCGATAGGTCTCGACATAGCTCTGACGATCCTCCCAGAGCTGAATAGCCGCATTGAACGGTGCGACCATGGACGCGATCGGATGAAAGACAGGCGGCTGTGCGTGTGTATTTGCGGCTTGAAGCATCAGACCCTCCCAGGCTCAGTTCGCAGTGAACTTGGCGACCGCGGCGGAAGCGCTCCGCAGCATGAACTTCAACTGGCCTTCATCAGGCGTGAAGAACACGCCGCGCATTTCATCGCGGCCGGCATAGGCCAAGAGTTCGATGAGCTCCGGCAGGGTCTTGGGCTGGTAGTTGACAATAGCATTCTCGGCCACGCTCCAGGCCCGGTGCGCTTTGCTCAACATCCGCTGGGCGTGGGCGAGACCTCGGGGCTTGGCGCGGTCGTACGCGGCTTCCTGCGCATCCCAATCAGCTAGCAACGCCGCATAGCGCGCATCGGCTGCCGCGCGATCCTCCGCATTTCCGGCGCGGGCCAGCGCTTCGCTGTGGCCTTTCTTGATATCCTCGCGAGAACGGTAGAACCAATCGGACGCCGGCATATCGACGTCCGGTTCTCCGTCACGGATCAGCTTGGAGGCGGGGACAACTCCACCCTTCACCTTCGGCGCCGACCCGGCCGCTTTGCGGAATTGATCGCCTAGCCGTTCCTCGATCGGAGACCATTTCTCGACTTCGGCAACCGCCGCATTTAGGCGGACGATCAGGGCTGTGAGACCGCTTTGCGCGGTGGGGCAGGCAAAATTGACCGGCGCAACATTCGAGGCCGGAAGGTGGGTGGTGGCTCGCATGAATGGGGCTCCCCGTTGGCGACGGGGAGAATATGCACGCGCAATGCGTACGTTGTCAACGCATCCAAACGCATTTTGCGTATTTTATTTGATCGACAAGCTAATCATGTGCGCCAACCAGTCCCGAAGCGTCTCCGCGCTTTCTGCGGAGATATGCTTGGGGATTTTCAGGAGAACGTCTCCCTCCGCCAACGGCAGCCCGGCAACTCGATCCACGTTCTCGTCAATCTCCAGCGCCCGAAGCCGCTTCATGCGCGTCAACACCGATGCAACCGAGCTGCGGGGGCGGAGCCCCAGGTCGGCAAGCTGCTCCTCAAAGCCGGCTGAGGTGCCTTTGGTGTCCAGATGGCTCGAAAGCAGGCTTAGGATATCCACAGTCTGGCCGTCGGCGGTTTCCGCCCAATTGTCCAAAAACTCCATATCCGAAGTCTTTATAGGCGGGTTCCCGCGGCCTACGAAGGCTGCCTTGAAGCGCGCGGCAATCTCAGGCCTGAATCCCTTGTCATATGCCGGGCTCAAATAGCGCTGAATACTGGACTGGCCCTTAAAGCCCATTTCCCTTGCAAGCTCGTCCATCGACAGCCCCGACCGCTCGCGGAGGGCGGCTAGCTTGTCGTTTCGCAGCTTAATTCGTTCTTCCGCAGACTTTAACTGTCTCTGCGGCTGCTTCTCGGTGGGCTGGCCCGAATTTTCGCGCAGTCTAGCTTGGACGTGCGCCAGGCTGAGGCGTTCCTGCGGCGAGGCCGGCGATGGCTTTTCGGTGGGGTGCCCGGGGGTCTCGGGTTCATCGCTTTTTTGGGCCATGCCAGAATCTCGTGTGTTTTCCTACTTTTGGCGTACCACAGAACGCTAAACGCGTTCTACGTTGACATTCGCGTATTAAATACGCATATTGCGCTCATGAGAGCCGCAGTCGAGGACTGATTTGTCACACGCCCTACAAATCGAAGCCAACGACCTACCAGCCGTCCGGGTCATCAAGAGGTTCGGCGGTCTGGCAAAGGCGGCTCGGGCTCTGAACCGGTCAAAATCGACCATCCAGCGGTGGAAGCAGTCAGGCTATATCCATCCCGACTACTACCGCGAGATCCTGGAGGCAGCTCTTGCGGAACAGGTCCCGCTTGATCCCGCCGACTTCAACGTTGTGGACGTGAAGCATCCGGCCTTCAATGTAGCGTGTAGCCAAGTTTCCGGTGATACAGCGGGCCATGATGCTTCTGCATCACGCCGTCCCATTCACGAAACAGCTCAATCGCTCGCTTGCGTTCTTCCTTCGGACGGAGGGCGCCAAGAATGAGCTTCGGCGGCATCGCATATTCCTTTCCAAATCGGGGGATGATGGGCGGGAGCGCGGGGGAATCTCCCGCCCATCATTTGACGATCGCCGCAGTACGCGGGGGCAAAGCTCCGCGGCCATCGCAACCAAAATTCTGTTCAGACGCGCGCATCCGTTTCGGTCGCCAAACTTCGCCGGGTCGCGGTCTCGTTCAAACGTCGCTGTTAAGCGCTCGTTTTCCTGATCAACAGGAAAGCAGAAGCCATGTCGGAAAACTCCGAAAAGCGGTCGGAAATCATGACCAGTGAAGTTGCGTTGCGTGAAGCGTCTAGTTTGATCCGGCAGCTAGCAGGGGATGGCTGCGCAGGAGAGTCGGTGAAATCCATACTCCGGCGCCTCGCGCGCCGGCTGAAGAATTGGAAGCCGTCTCGGATCAAAGATGTCTGGTATGCCGATCCCCGCGTAGCAATTCGAGGGGAGGAGCTGGAACAGTTGCGGGCCATGGTAGGTCCCCGCGACCAAGGGGCAACACTTGATGAGCTTACCGAGCTTCGATCTACGGTCGCGCGTCTTGCAAGGTATGAAAGCCTTCTTGAGCGCATCGACGCAGAATTTTTTGGCCCGCAAGTTTCTGCGACGCGCGATCAAGCTGGGCAAGCGCGCAGCCTTTTGGGAAAAGGCCGCGTTTGATTATGATCCAGAGATAGAGCGCGATCTAGAGAGCGCAGATAAGCGGGGCAACGACTAAATGTCGAGGCCTCGCAACGCGGCTCAGCGCCGCCTGAACGAGCTTTCGGCTGCGAATGATCGCATGTCGCAAGCCGACAAAATTTTTTTTGAAAGGTTTCCCAATCGACGCCATCGCGTTCGCCTCGCTCACAAGGCAGAGGTGGAAGCCGGCGCCGTCGTCAACGGTGTGAATCCTGCACGCTTGCCCGCTGAGTTCAAGCACTTTGTTGCGGTGAAATCGCTTTCGCCGGATTGCCGCTTGCGTGTCGGCTTCATTGGGCTTGAAGGCGCGGAGACAGACGTAACCGAAGAAATCGCCGCGGGGATTTTCGAGGCTGCAAAGCTCGATCGCCCGCAAGTGGCAGACATTGAAGCGCGTTTCGCTGCGGCGCTGGCAAATATCGGGGGCGCCAAGTGAACGCTCCTATGACGATCCACGGCAACATGCTGCTTCGCGCAGCGCTCGACCTTTCCGAACGCGGCTTCCCCGTCTTCCCGTGCAGCCCCAAGGACAAGAGGCCGCTTCCTCCGAGGGACAGAGACCCGCATACAGGCGAGGAGATCCCGAACAGCGGAGGCTTGCGCAAGGCGACGACCGACACGCAGCAAATCATTACGTGGTGGACCATGTGGCCCAACGCGATGATTGGCGTTGCGATGGGTGAGCAGGCCGGCGTTTGGGCGATCGATCCCGACGCGCCGAAGGAAGAAGGCGGAGCGGACGGGCGCGAATATCTCGCGAGACTTCAGCTCCAGCACGGCAACTTGCCGAACACTCACACGCATCTCACGCCAGGCGGCGGGAAGCATATGCTTTTCCGCTGGCGCTCCGACAAGCCAATCCGCAACAAAGAGGGAGCCCTGAAAAAGAAGGGCATCAACGTTCGCGGCGAGGGCGGCTATCTGATCTTCCCGCCGTCGCAATACTTCAACGGGAAGCAATACGAGATCGAAGAGCCCTTGGATAGCTTCCACTTCGCGGACGCTCCCGATTGGCTTTATGACCTGATCTTGGTGGCCCCCGAGCCGAAAATCTCCGACCTTGCACTGGCGATGGTGCGCAGACCGGAGCGCGGCCCGGCTCCCGATCACTCGGCATATGCTGAGGCAGCCCTTGAGAGCGAGATTGATCTTCTCTCTTCGACCTTCAAAGGCGGGCGTAATACGCAGCTCAACAATTCGGCCGTGAGCCTAGGAACGCTGGTCGCTGCCGGTGCGCTGAGCGAGTCCCGCGTCATTGAAGAGCTTCTTTCCGGCTGCGCTGCAAATGGGCTTCTGCAGGAAGATGGACCTTCGCGCTGTATGGCAACGATCAAGAGCGGTTTGAATTACGGGCGCCAGCATCCCCGCTCAATTCCGGAGCGTGACTATCGTTCCGGAGTGGATCGTTTGTTGGGGCCGATTGCCGACTACAGCAAGGCATCGGTAGCGCCAAACGAAGAGGGCGCCGAACAGCCGCAAAAGCCGGCGCTGGTCGCGACGCCCTACAAGCGGGTTGATCCAAAGACGATCCCGCTTCGCGATTGGATTTATGGAAGCCTCCTCATTCGCAAGTTTGTCACTGCGACCGTTTCGCCGGGTGGCATCGGCAAATCGTCGCTTGTGACGGTGGAGGCGCTGGCGATGGCGTCGGGCCGCGGGCTCCTCGATGTGAGCCCCAAGCGTCGCATGAAGGTTTGGCTCTGGAACCTTGAAGATCCTCAGGAGGAGACCGCTCGCAAGATCGAAGCCGCGGCGCTCCACTACGGGCTCGAGCCCGAGGAGACAGATGGCTATCTCTTCGTCAACAGCGGACGCGATACGCCGCTTGTGATGGCGAAGGAATTGAAGGGCGGGGCCTTCATCTTGGCGCCCGTGGTTGACGCCTTGGTGGAGCAATGCAAGGCGAACGGAATCGACGTGCTTACGATCGACCCTTTCGTTTCCTCACATGAGGTTGGCGAGAACAACAACACATTCCAGGACATGATTATCAAGGAATGGGGACGGGTCGCAGATCGGGCGAATATCGCGGTTCATCTTGTGGACCATACCCGCAAGATGACGGGCACCGAGGCCGAAGTCACGACCGACAGCGCCCGCGGCGCCAAGGCCAAAACGGACGGCTGCCGCGTCGTCCGCGCCGTCAACCGCATGACGGAAGGCGAGGGGCTGAGGGCCGGCGTGGAGAATTTCCGGCTGTTCTTCCGGACGTTCAACGACAAGGCCAATCTGGCGCCGCCAGCCGACAAATCGGATTGGTTCAAGCTCGAAAGCGTGGACCTCGGCAACGCCCCGAGCAATCTGCAATTCGGCGATAGCATCGGAGTTGTGACGACCTGGGTATGGCCGGATGCCCTTGAGGGCGTAGACGGTCCGCTTGTCGATCGCGTCTTTGAGCGGATCAAGGGCGGCCAGTGGCGCGATAGCGCTCAGGCTACGGATTGGGTGGGCTATGCCGTCGCTCAGGTGATGGAATTGGACCTCAACAACAAAGCGCAGAAGGCTCGAGTTAACAGCCTTATCCGGACGTGGAAGGCGGCCGGCTCGCTTGTGGTCGTGGAGCACAAGGACGGCAAGGGCAATTTGCGCCCTTACGTGGAGGTAGCGGAGGCCCAACAGTGAGGCCGATGCACGGAGAAAACTGGTTCCGAGGGAGTACCAGTTACCGGCTCCCCACCTACGCGCAAGGTGGGGAAAGTGAGGTGAGGAGTGAGGAAATCAATACTCCCCACCTCAGAAACTCAGGTGGGGAACAGGTGGGGAAAATCACCGAAACCACACTCCACACCCCACCCCCTTATGGGGTGTGGGGTGTGGTGAGGAAAGGAAGCGCGAAGAACGTAGGTGGGGAGGAAGTGGGGAACGGGTGGGGATTCAAGGCGTGGCAGGGGTGCCGACAGAGATTGCGTGAGTTGCTTTCCGAGTTGAACGAGCCACAGCCACAAAGGACCACATGAGCACTAGCCCGACTTCTGGAACGACCAAGGAAATCAAAGCCCGAGCCATGCAGAACCATGGCGAGCAAGAGCCACAAGCCCAAACGGCGCCTGGCGTTGTGGTGTCCCTGCAAGCGTACAGCGACGATGACCGGTTTGATTGGACGATCAATAACGAGGACGTGCTTTTGGCGGAGCAGAGAACGACGGCGGTTTACGTCAACCGGTGGGGCCAAGCAGTAATCCGCCAGGAGCGGAATTGGGACGAGGAGTCCGACCCGTTCATGACGATCGACCACGCGCATTTGCCGGTCGTGATTGCGCGGCTCCAGGAGATCGCCAGCGCGCCGCTCAGCCGAGATGAACCAGAACCCGGCAAGGCCACGGGAGGCATCCGCTAATGCAGGCGAACGATTATCCCGATAGCCCGGGCTTCAAGGCGGCCGGCACATCCCAGGAAGCCGCCCAAGCCATCGCAGGGCACGCCAAGAACCTAAGGGCTCGCGTGCTTGGCGCCATCGCGTCCGAGCCTGCCGGCTTGTCTGCGGATGCCGTGGCGGACCGGCTCGGGGAATCTGTGTTGTCGGTTCGCCCCCGTGTTTCCGAGCTGCATAGGGCCGGCGAAATTCGCCGCTCAGACGCTCGCGTAAAGAACGAGTCCGGGATGGCCGCCGCGGTGTGGGTGGCATCCGGACCGCTGCAACCGTTGGCTTCACCGGCAAATGAGGGCTGCACTTGAGCAATAGGCTTCACGCATCACTGAAAGCCGCTGTCAAACGATCGATTGTTGTCATGGACGCCATGCTAGATCCCGAACGGCGCTTCCTACGTCCGGCCAGCGCCATGGCCTCGCTGTGGGCTCAGGCGATCGACCAGGCAGAAGACGCTTACGGATACACGGAGACGCGGGTTCGGTTCATTCCGACCGCTCGCGAGATCGCCCAGGCCGAGACCGTGGCCGATTGGCTGAGCTGGTTGGCGCGAACGAAGGGCCGGGAATGCATCCGCCTTTTGACGAGCTGGGCTCGAGAAATGCCAATCTGGAAAATTGCGCAATTCGAGCAGTGTTCGGAGCGGTCCATTCACAATCGGATTGACCGGTTGATTGCGGCCATCCTCTCCGAGTTCGGAGGCCCCACGCTGGCGGTTGATATCCCGATCGTGAACGAGCGGGAGGGCCGTGCGCATGCGCCCAACTTCATGACTGAGCGGCCTATGGAAACGGACGCCTCGGGAATCTCTCCCGCCAAGGTGTGGATTGGCGGCGTCGGCTTCATGAAAGACGGCAGGCCGCTACGCGATGGGCGCGAAAAAATCAGCGAAAGGATGCTCGCACATGGCTGTTGATCTTGAGGCCTACCGGTCCGCAATGGGCTCTGCGCTGAAGAGCCAGGGTTATGCGTGCGTTTTCGTTGCTACCACAACTGACGGCAACCCCTGCCGTCTCAACTACGCTACGGACCTCCTGGGCGCGGTGAAGCGGCTGCGGCGCACGTCACCGGCACAGCTCATTATCGAGGATGTGGTTTGGCTGCCCGATCGCAGCATGGCGATGATGGTTGCCGAGCACGTCCGCGACCAACTGGAGGGCCATCTAACCGCGGGTGGGTGGCTCAGTCTGCCGGCGCCCGAAGCGGCTCAGGCGGTCCGCGAGGCAACTGAGAGGCGGCATCGCGGCGTCGTCACGTTCTCGCACGACCAGCTTATGGCGCGATGGGCACACGGCACAGCAACTCGCGAGGATGGCCGGAAGCGCTCGCGCTCGCGTCCAGGCAAGAGGGCGCGCATGGCGGCGAAGGGGCTTGCCGCTACTCCCTGAGTCAACTTGTCGCAGACATTTTATCCACATCGGTACAAAAAGGCTTGCGATGCAGCCGCTACCCGGATATACACCTGCAAATCAGATTGAATGCCGAATTACGCCCTGGGACCAAATCCCGGGGCGTTTTGCTTTTGGGGGCCGGCCAATGTCAGGGCGAGCGGCGGCCAGAAGCAAGCGGGGACCGAATTGTAGTAGGCTTACAGACGAGCAGTTCGCGATTGTAGAGCGGCTAGTTCAAGAGGGGCAAAGCCTCTTGGCGATCGGCAAGACGAATGGTCTTCCTAATCGAAAGACCATCGCCAGGCTGCTGCGCCAACGACCTGATGGTCTAGCTCTTCTCGATCAGCTCAAGGCTCGCTGGCTGGCCTCTCGGCCGCAGTTCAAGGAACGTGCTCCGCGACGCAAAGGCCTTACCGCTGAGCAGTTGGCGCATATCGCCCAGCATGTTGCGGCGGGTGGTCTGATCGCGAATGTGGCGGGGACCTTTGGGTTGCCGCTTAGCGCCTCTGGCGTTTACCGACTTCTGGCAAAAACGGAGCAGGGCCGGCAGATTGCTGGCGCCGCAAAGGAAGTTATCAAGGGGCGCAGGCAAGAGCGTATTGCTAGGGCTCGCTTGCGTAGGCTTGGTGGCCGGGCCGCGAAAGATCGGTTCGACGCTTTGCTGGATCTCGTCCGTTCTGGCATGCCCTACACACGATCGCGCCGTCTGCCTGGGATCATGAGCGGTGCTTCGGTGCAGCGATATATTCGAGGGTATCCGGACAGGGCGCGCCGGTTTAGGGAGGCTCAGGAAGAGGGTAGGCCCAAGCGGGTTTGCCCATTGTCGTTGAAATACAGTGATGCTCACTTTGACGCGTCACTTGAGCTTATCGCTACGACGCCAGGTAACGTCAACGATGTAGATCCGCCCGGCCTGCCGAGTTATTTCGTCATAGCCAAGCGCGCAAAGCGCGACCAGGCCTTGGCCGTGAAGTTGGACGCCGCGATTGCGCGGCGCATCGCATCCAAGGTCAAGAATGGGTGGGGTGGCCGCGGGTTCAGGTACGCTGAAGAGTGTTTCCCGGCCTACGTGGCGAAGTTGGAGGAGGCGCAACCTCGCCCCGAAACGCTGACCGCTGTTAGAAAGCTGTCTTGGCCGGGGCTTCCCGGGTTTTATACCGTATGGCGTCGCAAGGAATTTCGGGAGCAGATCAGGCCGATACTGCAGCGCTGGGGGCTGCTCGGTGAAAGTCGAGGGCGGCGTAATAAATCCCAGATTGGTGGGCGCCAGCTTGGTGAGCATCTGGCGCAGCTTCTGTTGCGGGATGAGGCTTTCCGGGAGGCGGAACGATGTGTCCCGCGTCGTTATGAGCGACAGGACCGCGATGATATCAAGCAGGATATCGTTGTTGCTGTACTCTGCGGCGAGCTGGCCGTTGATGAAATCGCCGCTTATGCACAGTGGTTCGCATCGGAGCACTTCCGCGGCGGCGTGTTTTCGTCCGGCAAGTTTCACTCGCTTGACGCTGCCGTCTATGATGACGGCGACGTTGCTTATGTCGATCGTCTGAGTTCTGACGATTACAGCCATATCGGCTAGGTCATGTTTAGGGCTGGCGACATGGCGCGGGTAAGCGGGCGCATGGTCAAGGTGTGCTCGATCGATAGCTACAACGCGGAGTGCATCTGGTTCGACCATCGGGGCCAGATCCACACAGCGACCGTTGACGTTGGCGCGCTCGTCTCGATCTGGACCACGCCTAAGTCAATGTGGCCCGAGATCAACGAGATACCGGATCTTGTTGTTGCCGAGATGGAAGCGCGAGCGCTGCAAAAACGGCGGGAGAGGCATCGAAAGCCTAGGCCGAGCCTGCGAATCAAGCGGCTGACAAAATCGGAGCCTCGGACCTGGTAGTGACAATTAGATAGGCGGAGAAGGCCGGAAAGCCGGTTGATCTGCACTAATGCCCTCGGTCCAGGCGCGAGCCGAAGCCGACCCCGCAAATCAGTGTTAAATCAAACCGATAGTTGTGCAGAACCATGGTCTTTCAGCCAGGAAACCGGGCGAATCCCGGTGGCCGTCCCAAAGAGAAGAAATTCACCGAAGCCTTGCGCGTTGCATTGGCTGAGGAGATCGAAAAGGACGGCCAAAAGACGACCAAGCTCCGCGTGATTGCGGACCGTCTCGTTACCGAGGCCATGGCTGGCGAGAGCTGGGCAATCCAGCAAGTTGCCGACCGTATCGAGGGCAAGCCGCCGCAAGCGATTGTTGGCGGTGACGAGGACGATAACCCGATCCGGCTGGAGAAGATCGTTCGCGAGATCGTCCGCGCGCCGTCCCGTGGTGACAGCCCGGAACCGCGGGAATAGTAGTTGCCGGCATTGCATATTCCAACGGCCGAAGTTTTCGAGCCGTTGCTTAAGCCTGCCCGATACAAGGGAGCGAAGGGCGGGCGCGGCTCGGGCAAGTCGCATTTCTTTGCCGGCCTCCTGGTCGAGGACAGCGTAAGAGAGCCAGGAGACTTTGGCGAAGGACTGCGGAGCGTTTGTATCCGCGAAGTTCTGAAAGACCTTAAGGACAGCGCCAAGCTCCTGATTGAGGACAAGCTGGCGCAGTATCGTCTAGGCGAGGCTGACGGCTTCAAGGTCTATCGCGACGTTATCGAGACCCCGAAGGATGGCGTTATCATCTTCAAGGGTATGCAGGACTATTCCGCGGAGTCGATCAAGAGCCTTGAAGGTTTCAAGCGCGCCTGGATTGAGGAAGCTCAGACGCTCCGCACGCGAAGCCTAACCTTGCTGCGACCGACGATCCGGCTCAACCATTCCGAGATTTGGGCGAGTTGGAATCCGCGGCGCCGGCAAGACGCGATCGATGATTTTCTAGTCGCGCACAAGCCGGATGACGCCCAGGTGGTCACTGCCAACTGGCAGGATAACCCGTGGTTTCCGGACGTGCTCGAGGCTGAACGGCTCCTGGATCTGGCGAATTACCCGGAGCGCTACGGGCACATTTGGGGCGGGGAGTACGCGACCATTTACGAGGGCGCCTATTACGCTAGCTTGCTGGCGGAAGCGAAGGCGAAGGGCCGCATTGGCGTTGTTGCCGCCGATCCGCTGTTGCCGCTTCGCGCGTTTATCGACATCGGCGGAGCGGGCGCGGCTGCGGACGCCTTCACGATCTGGATTGTCCAATGGGTGGGGCAGCAGATCAGGGTCTTGGACTATTACGAGAGCGTGGGCCAGGTGCTCGCGTTCCATGTGAATTGGCTGCGCTCGCGCGGGTATCAGGACGCAATCCTTTACCTGCCGCATGATGGCGTGGCGACGAACAACGTTACCGGCAAACGCTATGAGGATCATTTGCGCGAAGCCGGGTTTAAGGTTGAACCGCCGATCAAGAACCAGGGCCGCGGCGCTGCAATGATGCGCGTTGAGGCACTGCGACGCCTCGGGCCTCAGTTGTGGTTCAACGAAGCCACGACGGAAGCTGGCCGCGAGGCGTTGGGCTTCTATCACGAAAAGAAGGACGAGGCGCGCAACATCGGGCTCGGGCCGGACCATGATTGGTCCTCACACGCCGCGGACAGCCTGGGCTTGATGGCCGTCGCTTACGAAGACCCCGAGCGCACCGCGGGCTTTAACCAGAAGATCGAATATCCGGACTTTGGGTATGTCTAAGAAGTTGTCCGAAGCTTGGACATCTCAGTGAACGTCAAGCAGGTTGCGGTGCATCTGCGGCGCCCGAGCGGAGACGACCCCGGCCAAGCGACGACGGCCTATTACGTCGTTCAAGGTGATGTGCTCGTTTTGACCCGCGCGAACGGAACGCCGGTCGATCCCGAGCGATTCCGTCACAAGCTCAGGCCGGGAGACGACCCGGCCGCGATTGCCGGCGTGCTCGGTAAGCAGGTTCGACGCGAAGCACTCAAGATCACGGAAGAGCAGGAGAGGTTTTACGCTCCGCTCGACTACGGAGTTTCAGACTTCATATGACAGACCACGAACAGACCGGGGACCGCGAGAAGCCCGGACGGATGGAGTTGACCACACTCCAGGCGATGTTGAGCGCTGAGAAGGCGAACGCGCTTGCCGGTCTGAATGCATCCTCACTCGCCTCCGAGCGCGCCGACGCGATGGCCTATTACCTCGGGGACATGGAAAAGGATATGCCGACACAGCCCGGCAGGTCCAAGACCGTTTCGACCGACGTTGCCGATATCATTGAGGGCTTGATGCCCCAGCTTATGGATATCTTCGCTGGCTCGGACGAAGTGGTTCGCTTTGAACCTATCGGCCCTGAGGACGAAGAGGCGGCGCAGCAGGAGACAGATTACGTCAATCACGTTTTCATGCAGCAAAACCCCGGCTTCATGATCCTCTATTCGTTCGTGAAGGACGCTCTTCTGCAAAAGGTGGGCGTGGTCAAGGTCTGGTGGGACGAACGGGAGGAGGAGACCCGGGAGACCTATTACGACCTGACTGAAGAGCAGTTCGCCTTGCTCGCGCAGGACGTTCAGGATTCCAACGGCGCAATGGAGATCGTGGCTCACACGATGCGGACCCAAGACGGAGCTGTTTCGATCGAAATGACCAAGGAAGCGGAGCCGGCGAAAACCTCTGCCGATGAGGAAGCGGTTTACTGATGGCTGACATGGCTGCAATGGGAAACCCTTCTCTGATGGAAGGGTTTCCGAACGGTGGGCTGCCGGCGCCGATAGCTATCCCCATGGTCCATGACGTAACGATCGTCACCACGCGCAAGCTTGCCCAGGCGAAGGCGTTGGGGGTGCCACCTGAAGAATTTGGCATAGAGCGCGACGCCCGCGACGTTAAGACGTGCAACTACTGCTTCCATGAGATCGTCACCAAGACCGAAGCGCAGTTGATCGCGGAGGGCTATGACGAAGAGCAGATTAAGGGGCTCGAGCCCTACACCGGCCGCACCGATATCGAGACCACGGAGCGCGATACGGTCCAGGAGCACACCGGGGCCGGGGACGGACTGAATAGCGCCTCGCGCCTCGTCAAGCTGACTGAGCACTATATCCGCGTTGACTTTGAGGGAAGGGGCCGCCCGTGCCTCTATCAGGTCATGACCGGAGGTGAACAAGGCGAGATCCTGCGGAAGGACGGCAAAGAGTGCATTGAGCCGTTTGACACGATCCCGTTTGCGGCGACGACGCCGGTTCCGATCACGCATCGGTTTGTCGGCCGATCGATCGCGGACCTTGTGATGCCGCTCCAGCGCGAAAAAACCGCGATGAAGCGGGGCGCGCTCGATAACCTTTACCTGCACAATAACCCGCGTGTTGAGGTTGGCGAGGACAAGGCCGGCCCGAGCACGATCAACGACCTTTTGGTTTCCCGGCCGGGCGGCGTGGTTCGTACCAAGTCGATCGGCGCCCTCAACTGGCAGACGACGCCGGACGTGTCCGGTTCGATCTTCCCCATGCTCCAGTACCTTGACGCCGAGCTCGAGACCCGAACGGGCGTTTCCAAGCAATCGCAGGGCATCGACGCCAACGCGTTGCAAAATCAGTCCGCGACGGCAGTCGCCCAGGTCTTTAGTGCCTCGCAAATGCGCGTGAAGCTCATTGCACGGCTGATGGGTGAGGGCGTGCGGGATATCTTCGCGCTGTTGCACGGCACAATCCGCAAGCACGGCCAGCAAGAGCAGACTGTCAGGCTGCGCAGCAAGTGGATTCAGGTCAACCCGCGGAATTGGAAAACCCGCGACGACATGACAATCAATGTCGGCCTCGGGACCGGCAGCAAAGCGCAGCAATTCGCTCAGACCATGGCGCTCGCCAACGTCCAGGAGAAGTTGGTTGCCGGCGGCAAGATCAACCTGGTTGGCGACCGCGAGCTTTACAACACGGCTGCCGAGCTGAGCCGGCTCATGGGCCACAAGAACCCGGACCGGTTCTTCAAGAACCCGGAGGAGAAGGGACCGGACGGCCAACTGGCAAACCCGCCGCCACAGCCGCCGCCAGATCCGAAATTGATTGCGGTTCAGGAGAAGGCCAAGGCCGAAATGGCGAGGGTTCAGGCTCGCGCTGAGATTGAGCGATTGCAGGCCGAAGCCGACATTGCGGTACAGAACCGGAAGATTGAAAGCGAGATCGCGCTAGCTCAGCAGAAGGCGGACCTTGAGGCGCGGCTGGCGCTGCTCCAGTACGGCCTTGACGAGAAGTCGGCAGAGGGGAAGGCGCTCTTGCAGCATCAGAAGGCGATGCATCAGGAGCGGAAACACGAACACGACACGGCCAAAGCCGGGCTTGAGATCATCGGCAAGGCCATGGACCACGAAGCTCGGCAAGTTCAGCAAGAGCAGCCGCAAAGCGAAGGCGGCGAATGATAGCGTTCTGCCTGGTCTCGTCCGATCACGGGCCGTTGCTCGTCAACCGGATGGACTACAACCACACGCATACTGGCGATTTCTACGGCGTCGGTGCGCAGATCATGGAAAATGGGTGCTACGACCCGTTGGACGTGGCAAACCTTAAGAACCTGCTCCGATGGCGCAGGAAGTATTTCGGTGACGGTGTAGTGGCCTTGGACGGTGGCGCCAACATTGGCGTTCATGCCGTCGAATGGGCGAGGTTCATGCGTGGCTGGGGCTCTGTGCTCGCGGTGGAGGCCCAGGAGCGGGTTTTCTACGCACTGGCGGGAAACATCACCCTCCAGAATTGCCACAACGCACGGGCCTTGTGGGCGGCGCTCGCGGACGTACCGGGCGAACTGTCCTTTCCCGAGCCGGACTATACCCAGCAAGGGAGCTTTGGCAGCTTTGAGCTGAAGGCCCGCGCTGGCACCGAATATATTGGGCAGCCGATCGATTATGGACAGCCGACGTCAACCGTTCGGCAGATCATGATTGACGGCCTCGGGCTGGAACGCTTGGACCTTCTCAAGCTCGATCTGGAAGGCATGGAAGCTGAGGCGCTTGACGGGGCACGCGAGACGATCGCGCGTTGCCGGCCCATCCTCTTTGTCGAAACGATCAAGTCGGATGGTGACGCGATCAGCGCAGCCTTGCGCAACGAAGGCTATCGCGTGTTCGCGGACCGCATGAATACCCTAGCCATCCATGAGACGGATGGAACGCTGCAACATATCGAGACGGTGAAGGAAGCCGCATGAGCATCCACACATTGCGCGAGTCCGGCTTGCCAGGCGTGACCATGGACTATGAAGAGGGCGGCAAGGTCCAGGTTTACCGCATGAACGGGCGCGTTGTCCGCGTCGGTCCGGCTGCGACCGATGAAGAGATAATCGCCGCGCTTCGCGACCAGGACAAAAAGGACGTGGACGCGTGAACGTTGAACGTTACCGGGCCTATGCTTCGAAGCTTGTCCGCAACCCAAACGATCCCGTTGCCCTGGTGGAGCAGTTCGCCAACATTTCCGAGGCTCGCGAAAACGGGCGGCATTATCTCCCGATCGCCCGGCGCGCTTATGAGATTGCGCCGAATGAGCTGAGCCCTGTTTTCAACTATGCGTCCGCGCTGCATCGCACGGGCGAGTTTGGCAAGGCCAAGGATCTGTATCTGCGCTGCCTGAAAATGGCGGACATGGATTGGATGCCGAAGGTTCTGCATCATTGCGGCGTCGCTTATCGCGCGCTGGACGAGAACGAAAAGGCCGCGGACTACTATCAGCGGGCCTATGACATAGACCCGAACCCGGAATACCTGAAAGACCGGGCTTTGGCCTTGCTGGCCGCGGGCAAGCTGTATGACGGCCTCAAGGCCTATGAGGTGCGGCGCGAGTGCGCCGAGCGCAAGCTGAAGATGAACGGCGGCAAGCTGGTTTCACAGCAGAAGTTGCCCGATGGCGTTCGGCATTGGCAGGGCGAGGACTTGAACGGCAAGTCGATCGTTGTCTATCATGAGGAAGGTAGCGGCGATTTCATTCAGTTCTGCCGGTTCATTCCGAAGCTGAGGGCGCTAGGTGCGGCATCCATTTACATTTGTGGGCCTGTTCCTAACCTGCTTGATCTTGTTGCGGACAATATCGCCGTGGACGGAATCGTTCCTCTCTCCGGCCCGTTTGATTGTGACTTTGTTATTGGCAGCATGTCTCTGCCTTGGCGTTGCGGCGTTGATTATCCCGAGGTTCACGGCCAGCCGTATTTCAAGACGGAGCCGGCGCAAATCCCCCTGAGGGGTAAGCTCAATGTCGGCCTGGTTTGGCGCGGCAACCCTGACTATGGGCAGGACGTTCACCGCTCCATGCCGTTCACTGAGTTCTGTCCGCTGTTCGATATGCCCGACGTGGCGTTCTATTCGCTCCAGGCCGGCGCCGCTGGCCTCGAGGTTACGAACCTCGGGCTTGACGGCTTCGTGGCGAACCTGGAGCCGCTGGCGCATAGCTGGCGGGACACGGCGCGGCTGATCCAGGCCCTTGACGTGGTTGTCTCAGTGGATACGGCCTGCGCTCATTTGGCCGGCGCTCTCGGGAAGCCCGTTTTCATACTGACGACCAACGCCAGCGATTGGCGGTGGAACAGGCGCAGCAAGAAAACGGTTTGGTACGACTCCGCCAGCGTGATCCGGCAGCGCAAACAGGATGAATGGTGGCCCTGCATTAACCAGGTGCGCGCCGGCCTCCAATGGATGGTTGAGAATGAACGAAGACGAGTTGCATAGCGCCGCGTCGCGCGGTTCGCATGCAGACGGACTGCTCCGGGACGAATTGCTGAACGAAAGCTTCTCCAAGCTGGAGGAGGCCTATATTGCGACTTGGCGATCGACCAATATTGAAGACGTTGCAGCGCGCGAAAAGCTCTTTCTCGCAATCAACGTTATCGGCAAGGTCAAGGAACACCTCGGACAGGTGGCAGCCCATGGCGAGCTGGCTAAGGCTGAGGTTGACGAGTTGGTTCGCGCCGCTGAGCGAAAGAAGCGGTTCGGTGTCTTCTAAGCCTCCCGTGTTCTCCATCCTGTTCATGGAGAGCCCCGGCGGAGATCCGCTCGCACTCAAACGCTACATGGAGCGCGAGGGGTTTACACATTCGACGTTTGAGCGCTTGGCGTCGGATGGAGTTTCAAAGGTTTACAGGCTCTCAAAGCCGCGGCAGTAGGCCGCCCCAACAAAGGAAAATTTATGTCTGACGAAGCCAGCTCGCCCGCTGGCAGCGAACCCGTGTCTATCCCCCTCGCTGCCGACGCTCCCGAGTCCATGAGTTTTGAAGATGCCGTTCGCTCCCTCCGGGCGGATCGCGAAAAGTTAACCGCGCCCGCTGAGCGCGCAAGGCCCGCTGCTGATAGCGCGGAGCCTGCGACCGCAGACGCGAATGAATTGGCCGAAGAGGCCGATGACGCTGCCCCTCTTGAGGAGGAACCCAGCGAGGAAGTGGAGCCCGAAGCGACCGATCCGGAAGAGGAAGCTCTTCCCCCAATCGAGGCGCCGAGGTCTTGGACGAAGGACGAAAAAGAGCTTTTCAAAACGTGGCCCCGTGAAGCGCAAGAGTCTATCGCGCGCGTCGCCTCCACGCGGGAAGCAGAGTTTCGCCGGAGTCAAAACGAGGTCGCTACCAAAGAGAAGGCCCTAGCGGACCGTCTCCAGGCAGCGGAACAGGCTAAGCAACAGTACGAGGCCAGCGTTCAAGATAACCTTCAGGCTCTCGAAAGGGAGCAGCGTCGGGAGTTCCCGGATATCAAAACCTGGGACGACGTGAAGGCGATGCAGGCGAGCGATCCTCTCCGCTATCAGGCCTGGGACCTTCACCAAAAAGAATTGGCGTTGGTTTCCAAGCAGGCGGCAGAGGTAAAGGAAAGTCAGGAAAGGGAGTTCACTTCCAAATGGAACGAACACGTCCAGAAGGAAAATGAACTTGCTGCCGAGAACATTCCCGAGCTTCGCGACCCTGAGAAAGGCCCCGCACTTGTCAAGCGGGCCGCTCAACGTCTTGTAGAGATCGGTTTCAAGCAGGATGAACTTCAGCATTTGGCGGATGGGAAGGCTTCAATCTCCATCTATGACCATCGGCTGCAACGCCTCATCCATAGCGACTTGAAGTTAGCCGATATCGAACGAGCGAAAGCGGCTGCCGTGCGCAAGCCTGTCCCGCAAGTTCAGCGCCCCGGCGCTGCACGTCCCGCCAGCGCGGGTTCGGCGCAGCAAATCCAAGCCCTTGAACGTCAACTCGCAACTGCGACCGGAAGCCAGGCCATCAAAATCAGTGCGCAAATCCACGCGTTGGAGCGCAAGGCCGTCAGCCGTCGCTAACAGCTCTGAAAAGGATCTAAGACCATGACTATGGCAACTTCTGCCTTCTCCACCTTCGCGGCGATCGGCAACCGCGAAGACCTCTCCAACCGCATCTATCGCATCGATCCGACCGAAACGCCGGTCTTCACTGCGATTGAGAAGACCAAGGCAACGGCGGTCAACCACGAATGGCAGACCCAGGCCCTTGCCGCCGCTTCTACCTCGAATGCTCAGCTCGAGGGTGACGACGGCTACGCTGCCGACGCCGCGACCCCGAGCGTCCGTCTCGGCAACATCTGCCAGATTTCGCGCAAGACTCCGCGCGTCACCGGCACGCAGCAGGCGGTCAAGCACGCCGGCCGCGACGACGAGATGGACTACCAGAAGATGCTCAAGGGCATGGAGCTTCGCCGCGATATCGAGGCCACCATTACCGGCGCCAACCAGGCCAAGGTCTCGGGTGCGACCACGACCGCGCGCAAGCTCGCGGACATGCTCTCCTGGATCAAGACCAATACCGACAAGGGCGGCGGCACGGGCGCCGATCCGACCGCGGCGGACGGCACGGGCGTTCGCGTTGATGCGGCGGCCGGCAACCAGCGTCCGTTCACCGAGAACCTTCTGAAGAGCGTTCTGAAGAAGTGCTATGACAACGGCGGCAAGCCCACCAATCTGTTCATGGGCAGCTTCCAGAAGCAGGCGTTCTCGATGTTCACCGGCCGCGGCACTCCGATGGAGGACCAGGGCGACAAGAAGATCACGGCCGCGGTGGACGTGTACGAGTCCGATTTCGGCAAGCTCAAGGCCGTTCCGGACCTCTTCATGCGCACCCGTGACGTGCTTGTTCTCCAGTCGGATATGTGGGCTTACGCGCCGCTCCCCGGCCGTAACTTCCTGTCCTATCCGCTGGCGAAAACCGGCGACTCGGACGCGAACACGGTGCTCTGCGAATATACGATTGAGGCCCGCAACGAGAAGTCCTCGGGCGGTATCTTCGATCTGACCAGCTCGTAAGCATTCATCGTCAACAACCTAACTCGGGCGGCTCTTCGGGGCCGCCTTTTCTTTTTGGAGACTATGAATGGCCCTTCCTTATTCGCATCCTCTCACTGACGAAGCCGTTTGCAGCACGGCGGCAAGTATTGCTACCGGTATTGCTGGCGTGATCCGCGCGCCCTTCAAGGGTAAGCTGATCGCCGTTGGAACCATGCTCGGCTCTACGGTTGCGACCGCAGACGCGACTTGCACGGTTTCGGTTGCTGGCACGAACGTAACCGGCGGCTCGTTCGTCATCACGCAGTCGGGCTCCGCGATCGGGGACCATGACTACGCTTCGGTCTATGATCCCAACGCCAACGCCACGATTACCGGCGCAAACACGGTGAATGAAAACGACGTGATTAAGTTCGCGTTCACTGGCTCCGGCACTGGCGGTGGCAACGTGCATTGCTACGCCGTCATTCGCCTCGGATAAGGGGCGCCTTGAATGACGAAATATCATGGCAATGTCGCGCGGCTCGGGGGCGCTCAGAACGCAACCTACACGACAACGGCGGCCAGCCCAGCCGCCGCGGTCGCTGGCGGTGTCTCGCGGCTTCGTGTGCTCGTCACGACTGACGCCTGGATCAGGGTTGGCAAAAACCCGACCGCCACGACTTCGGATACCTACTTGCCGGCGCTGACTCCCGAATATGTGATTGTCAATCCGGGCGAGAACGTTTCGGCGGTCCAGGTTTCCGCGGGCGGCGTGCTCAACGTGACCGAGGCAGACTAGTGACCGTCGAAACCAAGCTTTACCTGGACGCGAGCGAAAAGAAGTTCACCTTCGTCCGCGTCCAGGACGTTGAGCCCATCTTGGAGCTCAACAAACGACAACGCGCCAATTCGTATACGAGCGATTGGGGCAAGCACGTCGCGCGCATCCCCAATATCATCATGGAGCGGTGGCTTCATGAGGAGCTGGACCGCGGCAACGTTGGCCTCCGAATGTATTCGGACGAGTTCGACCGGATCATTGAACGCAAGCTCCAAGATCCCGATTGGGCCTTCCTTCGCACGGATGGCGCGGCGTCCCGTCTTGGCTGGGCAGGTGGCGCTTCATGACGACGATAACCGACTACACGTCCTTGCAGGCTGCCGTTGTCGAGTATTTGGCCCGCGATCAGGACGCAACGCTGGTTGCCCGCATTCCGACCTTCATTCAGTTGGCGGAGGCGAAGTTCAATCGCCTCTTGTTCTGCCGGCAGATGGAGAACCGGGCAACGGCGCTTGTCGATACTGGCAGCAATGAACCTGAGTTCATTTCGCTGCCGAGCGACTTCCAGACCATGCGGCGCATTCGCCTCTCTAGCGTGCTGGGCAAGCCGTGCCTGGAGTATCGCTCGGGGACGCAGATGGACGAATACCGCGCCAGCATCGCGAACGCCTCGGGCCAGCCGGCATATTTCACGATCCTGGGGGACGAGATCGAATTAGCTCCGACGCCGGACGCTGCCTACACGGTGGAAATGGTCTATCGCAAGACCGTCCCCGATCTAGCGACCAACAACACCAATTGGCTGCTTACCATGGCGCCCGACGCCTACCTTTACGGTTCGCTCCTGGAGGCCTCCCCAGCGATCAAGGCGGACGATCGTATTCAGGTATGGGGCGCCGGCTTCTCCAGCGCCATCGATAGCCTGAACGGCCTTTCCCTCACTTCTGAGTTCAATGCTGGGCCGCTCACGGTCCGCGTTTCCGGACAGGTGGTCTAAATGTCATCTTTCAACAAGTTCAACTGTTTCGTGCTGGACGTTGCCAACGCGCTTCACGACATGAAGACGGGAACGGCGCAGGTCTACAAGGTCTATCTGACCAATACGGCGCCGGTCGCGACAAACACGGTTTACAACACGCCGGCTGACCTCTCGACGGCCAACGGATACACGGCCGGCGGCACCACGATCGGCACCATAACCGGCTCACAGACCTCCGGCACGTTCAAATTCATCGGCGGCACTGATCCAGGCTGGACGGCCTCCGGCGGTTCGATCGGCCCGTTTCAATATGCCGTGCTCTACAATTTCACGTCTGGCACAAAGCCTCTGATCGGGTGGTGGGACTACGGCACGGCGATTACCCTGACCAACGGGAACACCTTCACGGTGGATCTCGATCAGGTCAACGGCATCCTGACAATTACCTAAATGGCAGCATTTCTCGACGTCTGCCGCTTCCTGCCAACGGCTGGAGGCACAACCGACTGGACTTATTCGTCGGCAATCGGAGGCTACCAATCGCCAACGGCTGCCGGCGTCGTCAATGGTCGCGCCTACAAGTACCGGGCGGAAAGCTCCGATCTTACGCAATGGGAAATTGGCGAAGGCACCTATAACACGGGAACGGGCGTTCTCTCCCGAACAACGGTGCTCTTCAACTCGAGCGGCACAACCTCGAAAATCAGCTTCAGCGCAGCGCCTAATGTAGCGATTGTCGCGCTCAAGGAAGATCTGATTTCGATTGAGGAGGCGAACGCCTTTTCATCGACGCAAAAGGCTCAGGCGCGCGCCAACCTCGACGTGTTGAAGAAGAACTATCTTGTGAACGGCGCGATGATGGTATCCCAGGAGAATGGCACCACGTCCGGCGCGATCAGCACCACGCTCTATTACCCCGTCGATCAATTCGGCGGCGCTGGAAGCAACGCGGGGACCGCCACTATCGCGCAGGTCGCGAGCGCGACCGCAGGCGGCTCGCCGAACCGGGCACGCTTCACCGTCACGTCCGCCGACGCCAGCGTGGGAGCGGGAGACTATGCCTTCATTCAGCAGATCATCGAAGGAGATCGCATCGCTGACCTGAAATTCGGGACCGCAAGTGCAAAGACGGTGGTGGTGCAGTTCGGCGTCAAAGCGCCGGCCGGTACATATTGCGTTGTCCTGATGAACGGGGCGCAGAACCGCTCATATGTTGCCGAGTACGTCATCGCTGGCGGCGAAGCCAACACCGACGTTGTGAAGTCGGTCACGATCGCTGGGGACACGTCAGGCACTTGGGCAACTGACACGAGCGCCGGCATTGTCGTTCGATGGGGTCTCATGGCTGGCTCCACATTCCAGCTTGCGGCTGGATCATGGAGCGCTGGCGCCTTCAGCGGCTCGTCAAACCAGTTCAATCTTATGGGCACGAACAGCAACGTTTTCGAGCTATTTGATGCCGGGCTTTACGAAAGCGTCGCGCCGCCCTTCCAGGCGCCGGATTACGCGCCTGAATTGTCCCTCTGCAAGAGGTACTTTTACAAGGGGACTCCGCCGGCTCGCGGCCTGTGTGCGTCCGCTTCGGCAATTTCGCGGGTTGGTTGTCAGCATCCCGTGCCCATGCGGGCAAGTCCGACCCTAACGGTAAGCGGCAACGTCGGCGTCACAGACGGGGCCGTCGCCGTTGCGATTTCGACCATTAGCACGAACTATTCCGACGCCGACAAGTTCGAGATCGACGCGACAGTGACCCCGACCACGCTTACCGCAAATCGTGTCGCGATGCTCTACACATCGTCCGGCTCAATCTCGATCAGCGCGAGGATGTGATGTCGGAATATCGCCTCACTCAAGGATCGTCGGTTATCAGAACAGGCGATGGAGCCTGCATTCCGAGCGATCCCGGCAATTCGGATTGGCGCGCTTATCAAGATTGGTTGTCGGCAGGCAATGTACCGGAACCTCACATTGAGCCTCCGCCTCCTGTCCCTGACTTGATTTCAGATCGTCAATTCTTCCAGCAGCTCGCGATCCAAGGCGTCATTACGCAGGCGGATGCACTGGCAGCCGTCAAAACGGGCGAGATCCCGGCGGCACTACAGACCTTGATAGACGCGATGCCGCAGGACCAAAGGTTTGGAGCAACTATGATCGTTGCCGGAGCGACAGCATTCCAGCGTAACCACCCTCTGACTTTGGCTATAGGCCAGGCTTACGGTTGGTCCTCTGCTCAAATTGATGATCTTTGGCGCGCTGCCGTGCAGCTATAGTCCATGTCACTCCTCGGATTTGACGCTGTAGGGCGCCACGCCCTTGGACAGTTGCCTGGATCGAATGCGCTTGTGCTCATCGCGACGAGTGGCGGCTTCTCGTTCAATGGCCTTGCATCGACGTTCGCTATTAGGGAGCCAGCAACAACAGCGGGTTTCAATGTTTCCGGCAACTCTGCGAACTTCCGTTCGAGCCTTTTGGCGGTTAATGGCACCTTCTCAGAAAGTGGCGTGGCCGCTCTCTTCTCTGTTCGGTTTCCGGCCGCTGTGCAGACGTACACAGTCAGCGGCAGCGCGGTACACTTGGATGTGCGGTTTGCCGCATCGACAGCCACTTATATCGTCTCTGGTGGCGCGGTAACCGCAAGCACGGGAATTAGCGCGCTAACCGGATACTATGCGGTATCCGGCCTTGATGCGGGACTTTCGCGCGACTTCGTGAATTGGGTTCAGCGGCCTTTCGACAGTGACGATTGGTCTGACGCATCGATCCAGGCGGAGACTTGGACGGCCAGCGGAGAGGTAACTTCTGGCTGGACCCCCGCCACAAAACAGACTGAGACATGGACGCCAGCCACGGCGCCGTCAAACACATGGATAACTGAATAAATGCCGTTGATCGCTGCGGGTGATTATCGCCCCGACGTGTCGGACTATCTAGCGACGGCTAGCCGCAATGTCTTGAACGTGATTCCGCGCGGCGACGGTTACGGGCCGTTCCCCAGCTTCTCGGCTTATACGTCTGCACTGCCTGCCGCGTGCCGTGGCGGCTTCTTTGCGCTCAAGTCTGACGGATCGGTGGTCACGTTCGCGGCGACCTCCACGAAGCTCTATAGGCTAAACAATACGGATTACACTTGGGTTGACGTATCAAAGGGGGCCGGCACCTATTCGGCGCTTTCCAACTCAGCGCAGTGGCAGTTCGCGCAGTTCGGAGACCTTGTATTTGCAACGCAAGCGAACACGGTTCTTCAGGTCTACAATCTTTCGTCATCTAGTGCATTTGCCGACTGCGCCGGTTCACCTCCCCAGGCCGCCTATATCGCGGTCGTCGGCCGCTTTCTTGTGTTGTTCGGCCTCCTGTCCAATCCCTACCGCATCCAATGGTCTGGTCTCAACGCCACGACGACATGGACGAGCGGCGTAAACAGTTCGGACTTCCAGGACTTCCCGGACGGCGGCGTTGTTCGTGGCGGCGCTGGCGGTGAGTTCGGCGTTGTCTTTCAGGACCAGGCCATTCGCCGGATGTCCTACGTGGCCGGCGCCCCCTACATTTTCCAGATTGACCGCATCACGAAGGACAAGGGCCTGTACGCGCCGTATTCGATCATCAGCGCGGGCGAAAAGATCTTCTTTTACGCCGGCCAGGGCTTTCACAAGATCGAGCCGGGCGGAGTGCCTGAGCCGATCGGTCGCGAGAAGATTGACCGCACATTTGGCGCGGACCTGGACAAGGGAAACCTGCAACTCTTCATCGGCGCGGCAGATCCGCGAACGACGCGCATATATTGGGCCTACAAGTCGGCAGCCGGCGCGATCGGTACGGCCTATGACAAGGTTCTTGGTTATGACTTCCTGCTCGAGCGATTTTTCCCAGTCTCGATGAGTGGTGAATATCTTCTTGGTATGTCGCAGTCGGGTATCACGCTTGAGGCGCTGGACAGTATCTCTAGCTCTATCGACGCAATGTCCCTGTCTCTCGATGCTTACGCTACGGCGGTGCAACCCGAGCTGGCCCAATTCTCGAGTTCTCACGTTTTGGGCTTCTTTCGCGGCGAAAGCTTAGAGGCGACGGTGGAGAGCGCAGAGCAGGGGACTGACGAAAACAGGCTCTCCATTCGCGGTTTCCGTCCGGTGACAGACGCGACAACGCTTTACGGAGCACTTTCGTATCGGGACACGCCTTCGGCTGCCTCGATTGCGGGTGCTGAGGTTCTTATCAATTCCAGGACGGGCCGCTGCGACATGATGCGGGACGCCAGATATTCAAGGTTCAAGGTTCGCATACCGGCGGCGACGACATGGACGTTTCTTGCTGGAGTCGTGCCGGACGTTGGCGCGGGCAGTACGCTGTGACGGTCTCCGTCCCCGGGATTACCGAGACTGATCTAAAGAAGATCGTCCTGGCAATCCAACAGCTCTCCGCGGGAAGGTCAAATGCAGTCGGAACAGTCACGTTAACGGCAAACGCAACGTCTACTGTTGTGACGAACCAGAGTTGTGCGCAGGGTTCATGTGTGAAGTTGAGCCCAACGACGGCGAACGCCGCCGCCGCTTTAGCAACGACATATTGGGTTGCGGCGAACGGCTCGTTTACGATCACGCACGCAAACAATGCACAAGTCGATAAGACTTTTACGTATGCCATCCAAGGCTGAGCTGATTTGCGTTGATCCGGACAGGATCTTTGATTTCTGGCGATTTGCCCGGCCGCTCATTCTCGCCGCGATCGAAAGAACCGGTCTTAGCGAGTTCGCCAGCATCGAAAATCAGGTTCTCTCTGGCGAGCAGCTTCTTTGGCTTGCTTGGGATGGCTCCGCGATCTTGGCGGCGGCGACGACGCACCTAACGCGTGACGTTTGCACCATCACGGCTTGCTCAGGCCATGACCGGAAGCGATGGCTCCCGCTCATTGAGCAGATTGAAAACTACGCGAAAGCAGAGGGCGCCTTGCGAACGCGGATCATCGGACGGCGCGGTTGGGAACGAGTTTTGAGCGCATACCGCGCTCAATTCGTCATTTTGGAGAAAGACGTTTAGCATGGGTGGCGAGAGCAAGCAGACCAGCACGCAGCAAAGCCAGACGCAGCCTTGGACTACGGCGCAGCCGGTGCTTGGCGATATTCTGACGCAGTTGCAGGGCGGGTTGAAGAATACCGGCGTCACTGCAGGCGAAAACAACGCTCTGAATACGATTGAGCAGAACGCCAACAACTCCGCCACGAAGTATGCTCCCGCGGTGGCTAATTATGCCACGACGCTCCTCAACGGCGGCTATGCAACGGGACAGTCCGGCAACGTAAACGACGCTTACCAGGCCTATTTGAGGGCCACTCAGGGCCTCGCGTCGAATACTGACTATAATCCTTACAAGACGGCCGGCTTTAAAGACGCAATCGACACGATGGCATCCGACATTACGAACTCGACCAATGGTCAGTTCGCGGCGGCCGGCCGAGACTTGTCGGGCTACAATCAGCAGACCGTTGCCCGAGGCATTGCCCAGGGCGTCGCGCCGACGATTGCGGCTCAGTTCAACGAAAACCGCAACGCTCAGCAGGGCGCGGCCGGCAACCTCTACAACGCCGGCAACACGACCGCGGGCATTCAGACCGGGCTTACTCAGCAGGATCTTGCCAACCGCGGGCAGGGTGTCACTGCGGCCGGCGCCGCAACCGATGCCGCGAACGTTGGCGCAAATGCGACGCTGGCCGCTGAGGCGCAGCGCCGTGGGATTCCCGTGCAAGCGCTGGGATTGCTTGCACAGATCGGTATCCCGATCGCCGGCCTTGGTTCTGAAAGCAACGGCTCAAGCACCACGACGAACCAAATGTCAGGTGCTCAGCAATTCGCGACGATCGCGCAGGGCATCTCCGGCTTGTTCGGAGGCGGCGGCTCGGGGGGCGGCAGCGCGGCCGGCACAGTCGGCAACATGATAAAATTCATCTCCGATCGAAACGCCAAGGAAGACATTCAGGAAGTCGGCACGCTGCACGATGGCACGCCGGTTTATCGGTATCGCTACAAAGGACAGCCCGGTTTTCAGATCGGTCTCATGGCCCAGGACGTTGAGCAGTACGCGCCCGAGGCGGTTGGCAGGATCGGGGAATTTAAGGCGGTCGATTACAAGCTCGCAACTGAGCGCTCGGTCAGGAAGGCGGCCTAAATGGCTGGACTGTTGGACGGCATCAACCTCGGTAACGGCAACATCGGCGGATTGCTCGACTTCCTCCGTTACAACGCGCTGAACCAGCAAATGGGGAGCCCGTTGTTGCCCAGCGACGTCGCGCAGTACAGCTCGGCGCCGATGAATGCGAACGCGTCCGCGCCTATGCCGATCGCCCCGGCCAACCAGCCCAACGCGATCGACTCTGCCTCGTGGCCGCAAGGGCCTGTAGGGGCGCCGACGCGAAACGCGATGGCTCAGGCCCCCGTGCCGGCCAATCCTCCGCCGATCGTCACGGCGAATGCCCCGGCTGCAACCCAGATGGAGCAGCCGGCAGCTAGCGGCAACTTCCTGGACAAGATCAACGCCGGCCTCCAAAGCGTTGGGAATGGCGGTAGCATCATCGGTGCCTTGACCGGCAACTACACGGACCCGGTAACGAGGGGCAACCAGGCGCTCAACATGACGCAGCGGGCGCTTGTCGCTCGCGGGGTTGACCCGCAAGTGGCCCAGGCCGCGGCCCTCAATCCCGAGCTGATGAAGACGCTTGTTACTCAGGCGTTTGGACCTAAGACGATCCAGTCTCTTGGCGACGGCTACGTTTACGATCCGCAGGCTCAGAAGGTTATACAGGCCTACAAGCCTGATCGCGCTCCGACCGCTTTGGGCGAGGGCTACATTTACAAGGACGGCAAGGTTACTCGCGCCTATGAGCCGGCAGACAAGGTGCCGACAAGTGCTCAGGAATACGAGTATTACAAAAAGAACCTGCCCGAGGGCGAGCAGCCGATGCCCTACCAGCGGTGGGTTGCCACCAAGGACACGGACCCGAACAAGGTCAACGTCCTCGGTAAGGGCGGCGAGCTTTGGCAGACCGGAGCGGACGGCAAGCCTGTTATCGTCCACAAGAACCAGGACAGCACAGATGCGGCGTCGATCGACGACAAGACGGCCGGCTTGCTTGCCGAGCGCGTATTGGCTGGCGACACGAAAGCGCTAACCGGCCTCGGGCGTGGCGCTCAGGGTGCGGCCAACATTCTCAAAATCCAGAAGATGGCGGCCGACATTGCCGAGAGCAAGGGAATGGATGCCGACGCCATTCTGCGCAACATCGCGAAGCAGGCGGAGCTTGTTTCCGGCGCCCGGACGCTCGGCACGAAGAGCACGCATTTCGGCGTCGCTGAAAAGGCAATGGAGGAATCCTTGCCGCTTGCTCAGGCCGCATCGGAGGCCGTGCCGCGGTCGGATTGGATGACCGTTAACAAGCTGGTTCAGATGGGCCAGCGCGAGCACTCCAACCCGGTATTCAAGCGCTTTCTTATCGCGACCGATACGGCGGCTAAGGACTACGCCCGCACGATCAACCCGCAAGGTGCCTTGCGCGAAAGCGATATCGAATATGCGCGCAAGATCCTGTCCACGGCGGACGGCCCCGAGGCCTATAGCGCGGCTCTCGACCAGCTCCGCATGGAGGCCCAGGTCATGCATCGCGCGATCCAGCGGCAGCGCTCCGAGATGTACAAAGAAAAGGACGGCGGGCATTCGGCCGCGTCGTCTTCAACGCCAGCCGCCCCGGCGCCTGGAGCTTATGTCTGGTCGCCTGACAAGGGATTGAGCAACACGAAATGACGATCACTGTAACGGCTCCGAACGGCTCAACCGTCGATTTCCCGGACGGGACGGACGGCGACACGATCAACCGCGTCATGTCGCAGAACTTCGGCGGCGGCAAAAAGGAGCCGGACAAATATCAGCAGGCCGCCATTGACGAGCGCAAGGCGATCTTTCCCGACCAGGACGCCGGGGGCTCGTATGGCAACGCGCTGACTTCTGATGCCGGCTTTACGCGGCGGCTTGCGCATGGCGCGACGCTCGGGGCCGACAACACCGTTTTGGCCGCGATGCAAACGCCGCTCGAGATGGTCAAGCGTGGCACCTTCGACCCCCGCGAGGGCTATAATTACGCCAAGGCCCGCGAAGACCTGATTACGGGCGAGGCGCAAAAGAACACGGGCGTTGTCGGCAGCGCTGCGGAGGCCCTGGGCGGCGCTGTGGCAGGCGGTGGGCTTGCGAAGGGCGGCGTCACTGCCATGCGCTTCCTTGGGCCGGAATCTGGCTTGCTTGCGCGCTCCGCGGCCTCGGCGGCCGACGCCGGCATTCTTGGCGGCTTCTCTGGCGCCATGGAGGGTAACGGGCTCAGCGATCGGGCAGAGAACGCGGTAAAGAGCGCTCTAGGCGGCCTGGTCGTCGGCGGCGCTGCCCCTGCCGTGCTTGGCACGGTGAAGGGCCTCCTGTCTCCGATCGTCTCCAACATCATGGCCCGATACAATCCGAAGGGCTTTGCTGAGGGCCAGGTTGCCCGCGCGATTCACGAAAGCAAGATTGCCCCCGACCAGCTCAGCCTTGATGCCGTCCAGGCGGCAAACGAGGGGCAGGGCGTTTTCACGCTCGCGGACGCGATGGGCAACGCCGGCCAGCGGATGCTTTCAACCGTCGCTAGGGCGCCGGGGGAAGGCCGTACAGCGGTGGTCCAGGCTCTGGAGAACCGACAAGGCGATCAAGGGCGCCGACTCTCCAGCGCTTTCCGAGAGGCCTTTGATGCGCCGCAGACGGCAGAGCAGACGCGGGCTCGGATGGTGGAGAACGCCAACTTTGAGGCGGGCCGCAACTATGCCCCCGTGAAACGGGAAACGACGCCGATTGACGTGACGGCGCCGGTTGCCATTGCGAACCGTTCAATCTCGCCAGCGGCCGATAACCTTGCTCGAGCGCAAGGCGCGGTGCCTACCGACTTGCGGGCTCGGGCCGGCATTGAGACGGCGGAGTCCGCTCTTCGTGACCCGATCGGAAATGCGCTCAAAGAGGCGCGCTCCTATCTCGCGGCGCCGAACCTCACGCTCTCGAATGTCAATCACGCGTTCCGCGCCAAGACCAATATCGACATGATGATTTCTAAGGCGACGGACAATAAGCAGGGCGCCTTGGTTGCAGAGCTTGTGCCTATCCGCGACGCCTTGGACGAGGCACTGGCGCGATCGTCCAGTAACTATTCGGCGGCCCGGGACGCTTACCGCACGGCTCAGCGCCGTATCGAGGCCTTGGATCTCGGCAAGTTGACGGGCTCAAAACCCGGCCGGCCTGAGGACGCCATTCGCGCGTTCAATGAATTGCCCGACGCAGAAGCACAAACGGCTTTCCGTCGCGGCTATGTCGATCCTCAGGTTAGCTATGTCCAGAATGCGCCATTCGGCACGAACAAGGCCAGGCCTTTCACGTCCGACGCGACGCGCCAAGAGTTTGACGCGTTCACGGTGCCGGGGCGCGGCGATCAGTTGCAACGGCAGGTCGGGCGCGAACAGACGATGTTCGAAACCCGTAACCAGGCCTTGGGTGGCTCCCGCACGGTCGATAATCTCAACGATCACGCCGCGATGGCGGTTGATCCTCATGTCGTCGGGCAGGTGCTCTCTGGCAACTGGCACGGTGCCGTTAAGAGTGTCCTTGCCGCGGGACAAAACGTCCTTTCCGGCAACACTCCGGAAGTGCGCCGGCAGATTGCGGACATTCTCCTGCAGACGGGCCAGAATATCCGCCCGGACAAGCTCTCAAAGATGGTGACGGATACCGTCAAGCGAATCGAGTTCGTCCAGGATCTCGCCCGCAACGCCGGGCGCGCGGCAGCCGGCGGATTGGCCGCAACTGTGCCGGCGCAGGTTTCGAGCCGTCGCTAGTCGGACTTCTGCAATCCCTTTTCCGGGCTCCAGGTGTAGTTGCCTGGAGGGAGGGGCTTGCTGGTCTCGGCTTGCGAAGCGGACGGCCACCACGCGTTGAGTTGGCCGCGAACGAAGTAGGACAAACCAACCAAGATCGCGACGGTAATTCCAACCGCGACCAAGCTTGTAACTCCCGGGCCGAAGATCGGCTCTCGAGGCTTCGGCCTATCCGATCGCCACTTGTGCGGCTCCAGGTCAATTAACTTCGGATCATCCATGGATAACAGTCAGGCTGCTTTTGACTTCTATGTCAGTCAGGGCCTCCAACCGCATCAGGCGGCTGGCATTGTCGGCAATCTTCAAGGCGAGTCGGGGCAAGGCCTCAACCCTTACGCAGTCGCCCCAGGCGATGGGCGAGACGGGAGCGATAGTATCGGCATCGGCCAGTGGAATGGTACGAGAGCCCAGGCCCTCAAGGACTACGCCGCCGCCAAAGGCGTCCCGTGGACCGACCTCAATATACAGCTAGATTTCCTCCACAACGAACTAAAAGGGTCGGAAAACTCCGCCTATCGGCAGCTATTGGCCGCCCAAACGCCGGAGGAGGCCTCTCGGGCCATGCTGGCCTATGAGCGTCCGAAGGACTGGAACAAGCCGGGAAGCTACGGCGATCGGGCGCGATATGCCGCAGCGGTTCACGCCAGATATGGCGGCGGCGCCGCGCCTTCGCAACCGGGCGCGCCCTTATCCCTGGAGCCGCCTCAAGCAAATCAGACGGCCCAGCCGCTCAACGCCCAGGCTGCGCCTCCGATCTTCGCTCCCGGCGCTCAGGCCGGCGTGGGTGCGCTGCCAGCTCAGCAGATAGCGCAGCCGCCTCCGATCTTCTTTGCGCCAAGGCGGGCGCCCGATCTCTCGAAACTGCAAGCGGCTTTGGCCCCGGGAAACCGGGGCTTTTTTTATAACAAAGGATAGGCGGAATGACCTTCTACAAGTGGTCGCAAGACCCGGCCACCAATGCCACGGCGGACAGCAACGTCAATTATCAAGAGGGCCAGGCGCCAAGCAGCCTCAACGACTCCGCGCGTGCAGCAATGGCGGCTCTCGCGAAGTATCGCGATGACGTGACCGGCGCGATTGCGACCTCCGGGACTTCTACTGCCTATACCCTGAGTTCGTACCAATCGTTCAATTCGCTCGCCAGCATGAACGGGAAGGTGATCGCCTTCACCCCCCACACCACGAATACGGCAGGCTCCCCGAATGTGACGCTGAACGTTGACGGTCTCGGCGCAAAGTCAATCCAGGTCAGCCCCAACGTAGAGCTCCCTGCCGGCTTCCTGGTTTCCGGCTCGCCGTATGTCGCCCTCTACAACGCTACAAATGGTGTTTTCTATCTCCAAAATTCTTTCGGCAATCCGTACAACATCCCAATCGGAGGAATGATCGACTATACCGGAGCGGTCGCGCCGAACAGTTCGTTTGTTCTGCCATTCGGACAGGCGATCTCGCGCACGACCTATGCAACGCTGTTCTCATTGTTGAGCACGACTTACGGGACCGGCGACGGATCGACCACGTTCAATATTCCTGATTTGCGCGGGCGCGTTGTCGCCGGCAAGGATGATATGGGGGGCAGTGCGGCGTCTCGCCTTACATCTTCGTATTTCGGCGGCACGGCAACTACTCTCGGCGCCGTTGGTGGCGGGGAATCTCACACCCTGACCGTGGCAGAGCTTCCTTCGCACTACCACGATGCCTTCATTTTTGACCCCGGACACCGCCACAATTACGATTCCAGCAACAACTCCCAGCCGAACCAGACCGGCGGTGGTAGCCTCGGTCTCAACATTGCTGCCAATAACACGGTTACTTCGGCTGAAACTACAGGCGTTCGTGTGAACAGCTCCAACGGTCTGGATAAAACCGGCAGCACTGGCTCAGGCACCGCTCACGCGATTGTTCAGCCGACGATCGTGCTCTCAAAGATTCTGAGGGTCATATAG